CAAGGCGGGAGTAGGTCAGGTAAAACTTATTCAGCCTTGCAATGGATTGTAAGAACCTGCGTAGAGCATACAGGACTAACCTATTCAATAGTGCGTAAAACTTTGCCAGCATTAAAGGCAAGTTCAATGCGTGACTTCTTCGATATACTAAAGGAGGCTGAACTATACTCAGAGGCTAACCACAACAAGACCGAGAACACTTATCTACTTAATGACAACCTAATCGAGTTCTTTAGTGTAGACGATGCAAGCAAGATAAGAGGGCGAAAGCGTGATATCCTATTTGCCAATGAAGCTAATGAACTAGAACTTGAAGATTGGAGGCAGTTGCTACTAAGAACCACAGGCAAAGTAATAATCGATTATAACCCATCGGACTTTGAGCATTGGATTTATGAGCAAGTAATTCCTAGAGAAGACGCTAAGTTATTAATTACAACCTACAAGGATAACCCACACTTACCTGAATCACTTAAAAAAGAGATTGAGCAATTAGAATCAGCAGACCCTGAGTATTGGAAAATATTTGGTTTAGGGCAAAGAGGGCAGTTGAAAGGTTTAGTCTTTAATAATTTTACTGAGGGCTACCAAGTGCCACAAGATGCCAACTTTATCGGATATGGATTAGATTGGGGTTTTAGTAATGACCCTACGGCAGTAGTTTCGTTTTACAAGTATAACCAAGAACTTTACATTAGGGAAGAACTTTACGAACGTGGACTTACTAACCAAGACGTAGCAGACAAGTTAAGGAATATCGGAGTAGAACGAAGGGATGAGATTTATGCAGATAGTGCCGAGCCTAAAAGTATTGAAGAAGTGTATAGACTTGGTTACAATATTAAACCAACTGCAAAAGGAAAGGATTCGATTATTAATTCAATCGACATTCTAAGGCGTTACAAGCTAAACCTAATCGGTTCAAATCTACTTAGAGAGTTTAGGACCTACAAATGGAAAATAGACAAAGCAGGTCACACGCTAAACGAACCAATTGATTTTAATAATCACTTAATAGATGCAACTAGGTATCTTGCACTAATGAAACTTCAAGAGAAAAACTCTGGCAAGTATACCATAATGCGAGCATAATCAACAAGTTAAAAAAACAATTACACAAAACTAAAATAATATATTTAATAACATGGAGCGGGAGTTCAAAGAAATAACCATCAAGGAATACGTTAGCACATTGGCACAGATGCCTTATGAAAGTGAATTAGAATACTTGCAGAGGCGTGTTTCAATCGTTTTAAGGCAACCAATCGAATCAATCAAGGCTTTGCCTCATACTATCTTTATGGATTATGTAGAGCGTTTAAAATCTATTGAGGATAATTTAAAAGGATACAAGATTAAAAAAAAAATAAAGATTAGCGGTAAGTGGTTTGCAGTTGACACCGACATAATGAAGATAACCACCGACCAATTCATTGATGCATCAGCATTTAGCAAGGTAGCTGAAAAGGAACTTCACAAGTTTATAGCAGTATTTCTTAAACCTATGACGTGGCGATTCGGAAAGGTATCGGCATACGATGGCAAAGCACACAAAGAAATAAGCGACCTAGTGTTTGAGAAGATGACAATGAAAGATGCTCAGCCTCTCTTGGTTTTTTTTTGCAAGGTCTTACACGAATTATCTATTCATATAAGAACTTATTTGGAGGCGGAGGTGGAAGCGATAGTAAAGGATTTGAATCCAAATGGGGCTACATCGTTACAATCGATAACCTCGCAAATAGAGATGCTACAAAGTGGGAATACTTCTTTAAAATGAACGTGATTGAATTTTTAAACTTAATATGTTACCAAATAGATAGGGAAGACAATGAGCGCAAACTATGAGGCACTTTTAGGTTCGATAGGTGAAGATTACGTTCCTATTGAGAATATTAAGTTTGACACCTTTATTGGGCGGTCATTGTTCAACGTGGCTAATGAACTCAGCGAGGCGTTAAAGAGTAACCTAGACCAAGTAGACTTAAGGGATTCAGAGTTGAAGCAGTCAATAGTTGCTATGCCTGTAAGCGTGGCAGGTAATGAATACTACGTGGCTATTGAAGGTAATGATTATGCCTTCTTTGTAAATAGTGGGGTAAATGGTTTAAGAACTAAGCACGGCTCAATTTATAGCTTTAGGACTAGATTCCCAAGTAAGCCAATGGTCGACAACTTAATGAGGTGGATAACAAAAAAAGGTATTCCGCTAGATTCAAGATATTCACAAACTAGAAACCTAACTAAAAGAGCAAGAGCAAAGGCTCAGATAGACGAGAAAAGAAAACGAGCCACAGCGATAGCGTTTGGAATAAAGCAGAACGGATTAAAACCGACCTATTTTATAGACACGGCAATAAGTGATACAGAGGTTACAAGAATGAGCAACGCAATAGCTGAGAAATTCGGCAAGCAAATAATAGTAAGTGTAGAGATAAACTTGACAAGATGATAACAATAATAGAAAGCCCTAATAATTGGCAAAATTTATTTAACGAAATAGTGATAGGTGTGAGCGGTGGAAATAGTACTCAGCCTAATTACCAATTCTTATGCGATGTAAACGTAAGCGGACAAAGCAACCCTGTGACTAGGTTAACTTTACCTAAGCAACCATTAGTAGGAACTGTCCAAATAAACGTGGCAGACATAGTTAAGAACTACGTTACGTTTGATTTTGGCGGATTCAACTCCACAGATATAGTGCCTTGCGTTAATTCACAAGCTAGATATTGGTTGCAGCTAGGCGAGATATACGATAATGCAAGCGGAGTGCCTGTTATCTACCCTAACCTTGCTCAGTTTGGAACAAGTGGCAGCCCTAAGCTAGGAAGCAATGCGATATTTGATTTCTTAGATTGGACTAAAACAGCATTTAGTCCTGACAAACAATTAAAGACAACTAATAAAGTTAGCTTAAACGATAACTCATACAGAGAAAAGATTAGAATAAATCAGCAGCGATTCTTAACCTTCTTTGATTTAAGCAATGAGATATTTATAGTAGATGTGAATGTTTACAATAGTGCAGGCAGTTCAATAAATTCAAGTTCATATTCAACTTATACCGCAGCAACAGGAATCGTATCGTTAAACATTGGCGAATCGTTCTTGACTTTTATGGGTGTATCTATTGCAGGTGCAGCATATTACAGAGTTGACATAAAGAATAGCAGCGATGAATTAGTATTTACGAAGACCATTGATGTAGATAGTTCATGCGCCAATTACGAAATCTATCGTTTACATTGGCTAAACTCATTGGGCGGCTTTGATGCGTTTAACTTTACAATGGTAAGCACCGAATCTGTGGAGATAGAAAACAAAGAATATAAAAAGGTGCAGGCTTTAGGCTACCAAAAAACAGACAGGCTTAAAACAAAATACTTCACAAAGCTAACCGAAAGGATTACACTTAACTCAGACTTATTGACCGATGCAGAATCAGCAGCACTGGAGCAGCTAGTAGTTAGCCCTGTGGTTATGTTGGAAACAAGTTCGACATCTTATGTTCCTGTGAACATAGTAGCAAACAATTACGTTAAACGTAAGTATGAGCAAGGCAGGCAGATTCCAAATCTTCAAATCAGCATTGAGTATTCATTCGATAATTATCGCCAAAGTTTATGATGCAAACCGAAATAAAAATACTGCAATACTTAAATGGTCAAGTGGTTAAAACTTTTATTCTTGACCTTTACGATAACATCCCTATTCCTGTTAATAAGTCTATTATAGATATTAAAGAACCTGAGAAAAGAAAGAGTGATTACACGCTACCAATCAAAGTGCCTGCAACGGCAAACAATAGAGCGATATTCTCAAACATCCAAGACTTAAACAGGTCGACAAGTAATAGAACGGCAACTAACTTTAATCCTGACTTTAACGTGAACTTGAAGTCTGAGGCGTTAATAATTCGCAGCGGTATAATCTTAATGCGTGGTAATTTGCAGTTAACTCAGATACCTGTAAACGACCAAGAAGCCGAGTTTGAATTAGTTATTATTGGCAAACTTGCAAACCTATTCCAAGACTTAGGAGATAAGAAGTTGTCAGAAATTGACTTGTCAGAATATAACCATATTTGGGGTTCATCTGCAATAAGTAATAGTTGGGCAAACTACGTTATCAAGAACGGCAATCCTTACGTTAACTTTTCTGGTGGCAATCCAACGGGAGAAGGTTATGTTTATCCGCTAATTGATAATGGGCTTTCAATTAACAAACAAGAACTTGAATACACCTTAGAAACTTCAATGTATCCTGCTATTTATATTAAGCAGATAGTTGACAAGATATTTAGTGCAGCAGGCTATCGTTACGATTCAAGATTTTTTGATTCGACTATATTCAAAAAGTTAATCATGCCATTTACAGGCAGTAAGTTTGTAGCAACTGAAAACACAATAAATGATAAAACTTTTATAGTTAGAAATTCAGCCAATACAAGCTACACAACGCCAAGCACAGGAGCGACAATAAGCGAACAAAAAAGATATTTATTTAACACTATTATTCAAGATACATCAGTTCCTAGTGTTGATTTAGCCAATGATAAAATAGATGTTAATTCTTCAACAGCAGGTTTTGATGTTTTAGTTTTTGATGGTCAAATAAAGGTTTACAATAATAGCGGTGCAACATTTGGCTCAGGAGTAAAAGCCTTTGTAACTTTTGATTTTAATAATAATCAAGTAGGTAGCTTTCCATTAGTTTCAAGTAATAGATTTGAAGTTGATATGAGCGGTGTAGTTAATGGCGGTTCAGTTACTAAAACAATTAAAATATTTTCATCTGAAATAGATACAAATGATAATGATGAATTGTATATCGAATTTTATTGGATATTTTTTAATAACGATGCAAACGATATCAGCATAGAGATATTAGCAAATAGCACATTTAAAAGCGCACCAAGTCCAAAATATACAGAGGGCAATACTATCGACATTAGTTCAACCTTACCAAAGGAGATTAAGCAAAAGGACTTTTTAACTTGGCTATTTAGAGCGTTTAACTTGTATGCAATACCAGATACAATAGATGCAAACAAACTAATAATTGAACCACGTGACGACTTTTACACTTCCGATGTGGTGGATATTACAAACAACCTAGACGTAAGCAGCGAACTAATGGTTGAGCCTATGGGCGTGTTGGACTTTAGAGACTTAGTTTTAAAATACAAAGAGGATAAAGACGAATACAACACCAAGTATCAGGAACTATTCGGTGAAGTTTACAGCACTAAAAAGTTTACAGTTCTAAATGATTTTTTAACCCAAACCAATACAGTAGAGATAGGATTCAGCCCATCACCATTAGCCAACTCAAACGGAGTGCATGATAGAATATTTACAAAGATTAGGAAGCTAGACCCTAATAGTGGCAATAGCGAGTTACCTTCTTATAATATTAGAATGCTTATTTATGGCGGCTTAGTGGCAACAACTCAAGGTTGGAAGCTAAGAACTAGACTAAGCGGCATAAGTACATTTAGTGACTTTCCTTATGCAGGAATGTTGGACAGCACCTCAGCACCCACTTTTGATTTAGGCTTTGCACAACCTAAAGCAATTTACTACGGACTTGGTTTAACTTCCTACACGAATGGTAACTTATTTAATAGGTATTGGAAAAAGACAATAGAAGAAATTACGGATAAGGATTCCAAAATTATCACGGCTAAGTTTCAGCTAAATGAAGTTGAGTTTAATGCACTAAGTTTTAGAAAGATTTACTTACTCAATAAGCAGTATTATAGGCTATACACCATTAAGCACGATTTAAACTCTGATGGGTTGGTAGAGATTGAGTTATTGAAACTAAAAACAGCACCTGCGTTTACTTTAGTATCAGGCACAGGTAATGGCGGTAGCGGTGGAGTGATAGCAAGTGAAGAAATGCCAATGTATGTGAGGGCGGACAATACAGAATATTTTGATTCACAAGCAAGAACTCAATTTAACTCAGTAGAACAAAATGGAAGTATAAACATTTTAGAATTTGGCTCTAATATTAATTTTATAGAAAATGGAGAAGATGTTTATTTACCTGATGCAGGAACAATTAAACCATTAACAGGAGACCCTATAATAATAATAAAAAATATTTCAGGCGGCTCAGTTAAGATATACCCAATAAACCCAAATAACTTAATTAATGGCGGTGCGAGTTACAACTTACAAAATCACCATTGCGCTTGGTTCATAGCTTATAAAGGAAATTGGCAAGTATTAAACACAGTAAACACAGGAGGCGGATAATGCTAGAATACATAAAGAATTTTGAGTTGATTTATAAGATAGTTCAACTAGGTGACAAGAAGTTAATAGACGTAATTAAAAAAATTAAATAATGGTAAAAGATATTTTATTAAGACTTGGCATTGATATAACAGGTGCTAAGGAAGGCTTGCAAGAAGGCACAAAAGAATTTAAAGAGTATGAAAAGTCGGTAAATAAAGCCAAGAAAGAAACCGATGGAATGCTCGATGCAAGTTCACAAATGCCTGGTGTTATGGGGCAGGCTGCAGGTGGAGTTAAAAATTTAATAGGCACAGTAAGAACTTTAACCACTACTTTATTAGCCAATCCTTTAGGCGTAATATTTGCAGCAGTATCGGTTGCGGTGGCAGGACTTGTAGCCATATTTAAAGACTTTGCACCAATTACCGATTACATAGGTGATAAAATAGCTTATTTAAGTGGAGCGTTTAGAGGGCTTCAAAGTGCAATGTTTAGTTTTGCAAGTGGCACAGGATTTACAACTGAGGCAATAGGGGAACAAGCAGAAGCGATGGAAAGAGCCTCTCAAATGCAAAGAACTTATGAAGATAACATTGATGCCTTAAACTTAAAGCAAACAGATTACGAAGTTCAGATTGATAAGTTATTAAAGCAAGCTAAAAATAAATCTATAAGCGATAAAGAAGCAAATGAGTTAATAAAAGAAGCTACCAGATTACAAGGTTTGCAAATTGAGCAACTTAAACAAATATCTAAATTTGAAACCTCGATGCTAGTCGAAAAGGCAAAAGGTTACGGAGCAACTTATAAGCAAATTTTAGCTATTCAAAATGGTGCAAGCATTGAAAGTTTAGGCAACCTATCAAATGAGTTGGATGGGGCTTTATCTAAATTACAACAAAACTACGAAAAAAGAAAAGGTGAAGAAGGTGCTTTAGATGAGAGAAAAATTAAGATAGAAAACGCACAAGCAGCAAGGGAAGAAAAGATAAAAGCGGAGGAAGAAAAAAGAGCAGCCGAAAGATTAAAAATTAAAGAGGATGAAAAGAAAAGAGAAGAAGCCGAAAGCAAAGATAGAGCAGACCGAGCCAAAGAATACGATGACCAACAAGCCAAGCAATTAGAAAACGATAGGGCTAGAACAGCATCATTAAATGAATCAGATAGAGAACAATATGCCGCACACATAGCAGATTTAAGAAGTATTGCAGCCGATGAAACCTTATCAGAAGAAGAACGAGTTGCAGCATTAATTGAATTAAATAAAAAGAAACAATTATCCGATGAAGAAACAGCAGCAGCATCAGTAGCTATTGCACAAAAAGAAAAGGATGCAAAGGTTGCTTTATTAGATGCTTATAGTTCAATTTTAGGTGCAGCAGCAGAAATAGCAGGAAAGGACACAGCAGCAGGAAAAGCATTGGCAGTAGCAAGTGCGACAATAGCAACTTATACAGCTATCGCAAAAACATTGGCAGCAAACGCAGCAAATACACCATTGGCAATAGCATCTTCAATAGCAATAGGTTTACAAGGATTCGCAGCAGTTAGAAATATTTTAGCAGTAAAAGTTCCAAACTCAGGCGGTGGTGGTGGCGGTGGTGGTAGTATGCCAACAATGAGCCTACCTACTACTAGACCTTCAAGTGGATTCACAATGTTAGGCAATGAAGACCCATTAAGAACCACAAACGAGGGCGGCATGGTTCGAGTGTTCGTTACTGAATCCGATATAACTACTTCGCAAAATAGAGTAAGCAGCATCCAAGCAAAGGCTACGATAGGTTAAAATAAACAATCAAAATAATATTTAAAAACATGGAGTTACCATTATACGAACTATTTATTGATTTGGAAGATGAATCAGGCGTGGACTTTATTGCGCTAGTAGATGACCCTGCGATAAAAAAGAATTGGCAGGCGTTCCAAAACTTTCAAGATAGCTACGCAGACTATCCAGAGGCAGCAAAAGAAAACGCTAAAATAGCTTTGAGATATGCAGAGGAAAACGGATGGGGCGATTGTGGAACGGCAGTAGGTAAAGCACGAGCAAATCAGTTAGCTAAAGGTGAAGCAATCACAAGAGAAACCATTGCACGAATGGCAGCCTTTGAACGCCACAGACAAAACTCTCAAAAAGAATTAGGCGATGGTTGCGGCAGGTTGATGTGGTTAGCTTGGGGAGGCGATGCAGGTGTAGAGTGGGCGCAAAGAAAACTTAGCCAAATAGATAAAAAGACTGAGTTTAAATTCACGGCAGACAAAGAAAAGAGAATCATTAGCGGACCTGCTATGGTTGCTAACTTACCGATTTATAGAAGGCGCAAAGATGGCTCAGAATATTACGTTATGTTCAAAGCCGAAACCATTAAGAGCGTGGTAGAGAAGTTTTTTAGAAATCAATATTCTAACAACTTTAACATTATGCACCGCAAGAACTTATTAGCGGATGGCGTGTACTTAATTGAATCTATGATTATTGATTCTGAGCGTGGTATTAAAACGCCAATGGGATTTGAGGAGTTAAGTGAAGGCAGTTGGTTTATATCCTGCAAAGTAGACAATGACAAAGTGTGGGATGACTACATTAAAACAGGTGTATTTAACGGCTTTTCAGTTGAGGGAGAGTTTATTGAAAAGAAGATAAGCCACGCAAATAAGCAGCTAGATGAGATACTAGCAATACTAGAAAAAGTAAGATAAATTAAAACAATAAAAAAAACAAATATTTACATTTATGGAAGCACAAGAAGCTATTAAAAGAATCAAGATTGCATTAGGTATGGAAAAGCCTGAGCAAGAATTCAAAGAGGCTAAGTTAGCCGATGGAGTTACAATCGTAACTTGGGATGGTGAATTACTAGGAGCAGACTTAATGGTGATTAGCGAAGAAGGTAAAATACCTGCACCAGATGGTGACCACACTTTAGAAAGTGGCGAGATTGTAACTGTTGCCGATGGTAAAGTTATTAACATTGAACCTGCTAAAGAAGAAGAAGAAGAAATTGAAATTGAATTAGCGGAAGACCCTGAGGTTGAAGCCGAAATTGAATCTGAAGACTATGACATGAAATCGGTTGTTAGTATGCTTAAAGAGTGTATGACTAAGATTGAAATGTTAGAAAAGAAAATGGGCGAAACTAAAATGGAAGAAAAAGTTGAAGAAGCTATGAGCGCAATCAACAACCACAAAGAAGCATTTGTTCAATTAGTTGATTTAGTAGACAAAATAGCTAAATCCCCAAGCGAAGAACCTGCCGAAAAAAGCGGACTATTCAGTTCTATGAAAGTTTCAAAAGAACAACAAGATGAGAAATTAAACGATTTTGCAGAAGCACTTAAAAATTTAAAAACAAAATAAAAAATTATGGCATTTAATGTAACCGCTTTAGCAGCATATACTAAAGCAAACGAAACCCAGCTATTAACTAAAGCCCTTTTCGGTGCTAAGTCTATTAGCTTATTTACTCCTCAAATTGGAGTTAAATCTACTCAGCAAGTAAACACTATGGATACCGATGCGGTATTCCAAGCAGATTCTTGCGGATGGTCAGCAAGTGGAACTACTACCTTCTCAGGTCGTACTCTTACTGTTGCTGCAATCAAAGTTCAAGAGGCATTATGCCCTAAAGACTTAAACACAAAGTATCTTCAGTTAACTTTGCCTAGAGGTTCAAAGGATGATTCTATTCCTTTCGAGCAAAAGTATGGTGAGTACAAAACAGGCTTAATCGCTGAGCAATTAGAGACAGGTGTATGGCAAGGTAACACTTCAAGCGGAAACCAAGCATTAGCTCGTTTTGATGGTTTAATTAAAATCATTGATGCTGCATCAGGTGTAATTGAAGCAAACGTAAGTGGATTTATGACAGGCGCACCTTACAGCGTTTCAGGTGGTATCACAGTAAACAATGTAATTGCAATCATGCAAGGTGTTTACAGAGCATTACCTGTTGAATTGTTAGGCAAAGCAGACGTTAAAATCATGGTAGGAATGAACACATTCAGAACTTACCAAATGGCTTTAACCAACGCTAACCTTTTCCATTACAACACAGATTCTTCTGCAAGTAATTTTGAAATCGTTATTCCTGGCACTAACTTGACAGTAGTAGCTTTAAATGGTTTAAATTCTACAAACAGAATCTTTGCCGCTCAGTTGTCAAACATTTTCTTCGGAACTGACTTGTTAGGCGAAGAAGATAACTTCGAAATCTTCTATGCTAAAGAAGCAATGGAAGTTCGTTACAACGTAGCGTTCAAAGCAGGTGTGCAGATTGCATTCCCTGAAGAAATCGTTAAGTTCACATTGGCTTAGTTCATAGGGGAGGGTAAAATCTCCCCTTATATTTTTTAACAAAAAGGAGATAAAAAATGAGTTGTGCAATCACATCAGGATATACATTAGATTGTAAAGATGCAATCGGTGGTATAAAGAAAGTATACTTTGGAAACGCTGAACCTAGTGCTATGACATTAGGAACAAACGCTTCGGGAGTTATTACAAGTGTAAGCGGTATCTCTTTCTATGCTTATGAATTATTACCACAAGGTAAAAATAACTTTACCGAGACTATTAATTCAAATGCAGAGGTAGGTACTTTATTTTATACTCAGTTATTGAGTTTAGAATTTACAAAATTAACCCAAGCCACTAGAAACAAATTAGCTACAATAGCTAAAAGAAGAAACGTAGTAATCGTAGAAACACACGATGGCACTTTCTTTATGTTGGGCGAAACTTATGGGTTAGAGTGTTCAGGCGGTACTGCGATGAGTGGTGCAGCTATGGGCGAATTTCAAGGTTATCAATTAGCTTTAACAGGTATGGAGAAAAATCCAATGGACCAAGTTTCAGCAGTTACAGCATTTACGATAGTTAGTTAGTTTTCGATGTTAGTTGTATAAGAGAGGCTGCCTATATGGTAGCCTTTTTTATTATATTTAGGCTAAAGTATATTTAAAAGTATGGTGATACTAAATCAAGGGGCAAACAACGTAATCTTAACACTTACAGAAAAGGTGACAATAAGTAACCCTATCTTTTTATTTGCCCTTAGTTCAATTCAGACAAATGCAACTGTTTATTTTATCGCTACTGATACCTCACAATACAAAGAGCGTTACAATAAATTCACTTGGACTATTAAGACCAACCCAAACTATAACGCAGGCGAGTTTAACCTACCTATTGAGGGCTTATATTCTTACCAAGTTTACCAACTATCAACACCAAGTTTAACACCGCCTGAGGGTGCTATAATATTAGAAGTAGGGAATGTTCAGTATGGTTATTCTGAGCAAGATTTAACTATTTACGAATTACCAACCAACCAAATCAAGATTTATGAGTAGAGTTCAGTTTGCAGGCGAAGACATAGACAAGTACAAGACGCCAGAGTTTTATCAGGAGAAAAATAAAAAGTACGTGAACTTCGGTTCAGATAATTTATATCCATTATACCTTGTAGACTTGTTTAACCGGTCAGCAAAACACAACGCTATTTTAACAGGAAAGCAAACTTACGTTTATGGCGCAGGTTTGAAGATGGAAGGCGTATGGGATTTATTTGCCAACGCAAACAGATTTGATTCTTTAGATGAGATTTTTAATAAGTGCATTTTAGACAAGTTATTGTATGGCGGTTATGCCTTGCAAGTGATTTGGGATAGAGTTGGCGAAAGCATTGCCGAGATTTATCACATGGACTTCTCTAAAATTCGTTCAAACGTAGACAATACCGAGTTCTATTTTTCAAACGATTGGGCTGACCCTAAAAGCAAGCAGAAATCATACAAGGTATTTAACCCTGAAAAGAAGCAAGGCGCACAAATATATTATTACAGAGATTACAGACCTGCAACGGCTACTTATCCTTTACCTGAGTACATCGGAGCGATTCCTTATGTAGAGTGTGATGTAGAGATAGCCAATTACCATAGAAGCAACTTACACAATGAGTTCTTTTTTGGTGGTATTTTGTCTTTTAACAATGGCGAGCCAACGGAAGACGAGAAACAAGATTTAGTTCGCAGGTTAAACAGACGCCACAAAGGCACAGATAACGCAGGTAGATGGATTATAAACTTCTCAGATAGAGTAGACAACGCCCCAACTGTAATCCCGATTCAGCCTAACGAATTAGATAAGCAATTTAACCTACTTAATGAGCAGGTTCAGCAAGAAATATTTGTCGCACATAAGATAACTTCACCAATGTTCTTCGGGATTAGAGTTGAAGGTCAATTAGGCGGCAGAGCGGAAATGATAGATTCATTTAAGTTATTTGAACAGAATTATATCAGACCAATTCAGCAGCATTTCGAGCAACTATTCAACTACCTAGCTAATAAGTCAGGCAGCACGGCAACACTTGAAGTACAACCTTTAGAGATGTTTAAACCTGCGTTTACTGAGCAGACCTTAATTCAGATAGCTACTAGACCAGAAATGCGTGAAATGGCAGGATTACCACCTGAACCTGAAATAGTAGAAGCAGAGCCAATGCAAATGAGTAGCCAAGATTGGGAACGTGAAATAAGAGTGTTCTCAGAGTTTGGCGAAAGTGCGGACTTATACGATGAAATAGAATCTAGAAAGATAACTTTTAGCGATGACCATTACGAGTTTGAGAGCCATTTAGAGTTTAACGAAAAGGAATTATTCGCTACTATTTACGAGCCAACCACAG